TTTTCCAAGGTGTTAGAACAAGACTGAGAGCAGTTAATGAAATTGATGCTGCTGCTCCTTCAAACTTACAAGATCCTCAGGCAGTAGGACAGGTTGCATTCTGGAACGCATCAACTATTCCAATTGATGATTGGTTGGATGAAACTAAAGCAAGTGGTGCTAGTAACTTCCCAGGAAACAACCAACCTCCATGTAAAGCAATGGCATCAAACTCATATGCTCGTGGATATGAATTTTACTTCGGTGCATTCTCTGGAACATTTGACCCAACCACATACAGTAATGGTTGTTATAATGGTGGTGCTATCTTAGAAGATCAGTGGAGATATTTTTGTTTATTGACAGATGAATGGAATAACTATCCAATTTCTCAAGGTTCATATCAGTTAAACGGATTGCAACCGAAGAGTGACTCTGGTACTGCAATTCCTTTTATTGGTTGTGTTACTGATCAAACCAACCAACCTATTACCACTTCACAAGATGTTAACGCTACATATGACACTGGTACTGCACCAGTTGACTGGAGAGATGTTTCCCTTGTGGATGTTGTTCCTTTAAATGGTAATCTAAATAGCGATAGCAGTAGAATTTACGCATCACTATTCAACGAATTTAGTGAGTCAACTGAATTAGATCAGGAAGGAGATCCTACAAATCACTTCCATAAAGTAACTATTGACAAAGGAGATCATAATTTCGCGTTGAAAACAGATCCTTTGGAGATCTCACCTGATGCGTTGAAAACAGTATTGAATCTTTCTGTTGACCAGTCTGCTTCAGTTGATAATGTTTCTGCTCCATTTATTGTTTTAGAATATCTGATCAAGATCTAACATGGTATCGTCAGCTCCCCAATATAGAAATACAAGACCTTTATACTACACTGATAAGGGTTGCGATTCCACTGAGATTGGTTCTATTGTAACCTCTTTCAAAGCGATTGATGACGTGTATGATAATGAATACATTCCTGGTAATGGATTGTATAAAAGATACATCACACAATCTGGTGATGCAGCGACAGAAATTAATCCAGAGTATCAATATCCTGGATATTTGTATTGTGATGGAACTGAATATAATATTGGAGATTTTCCTGCACTATACAGAATTATTGGAAACGAATATGGTGGTACATCAAGACCAGAAATTTCTGTAACTAATGGCGGATCTAATTACAACTCAGGGACCACAATTACTTTTGCAAACCCACCAAACTATGATGCCAATAATCCTGGTGACTTGAAAGTAATTTCTGGTCAACTTGTTATTAATACAAGTGGAGTTGTAACAGGTGTAACTGTTACTAACTTGGGTTATGGTTATGATCCTGCAAGTCCTCCTACATGGACTTTAACTGGTGCTGGATCTGGAACTGGTCTTGCTCTACAATTTAATTTTAATAGTGCAGGACAATTACAAGCAATTTCTCCTCAAAATGTTTTAGAATATTATGGTGAAACTGACTTAGGAACATTCAAAGTTCCTGATCTAAAGGCAAAGAAAATTGTAGGATATGGTAACGTATATGGACCAGGATCTCCATCTGCAGGTCTTTTAACATTGGGTGTTGGTCCAGATTATATTGGGGGAAAATGGTTTTTTGATAAAAATTCTCAGGGAGAATATTTTTCTCTTGGTAGTCTGACTACTACAGGATATACTGATGTAACTGATAGTGCTTCAGTCTCAATTATCGGACAGCAGACTGTAGAAGTTGAGATGGTCAACAGAAGACTGCAAGATGTTCCTCAACATACGCACTTTGTATATCATACAACTGCAGGAACGGATCTTCAGAGTCTTGCAGGATATTCTGGTGATAGATATTTGGCAGAATATACTGACACCAATAAATCTCTTTTCGCATTCTTCCCTGTTGGCGGTGTTGCTTTTGAACATAAACATGCTCTATTGAAACAACCACTTGCTGACCCAACTGTTGCAACATACGATATTTTTGACTATGTTCCTGGAGCACAAGGAACTGGATCTACAAAATATGGATATGAAAATGATAACTACTATCTTGCATCTGGTTCTCAGGGTGCAGGAACATATGAGATTCAAACATATATTCCACCAACAGTATTCAAAACTTTAAATAGCACTTCTGTTATTGGAGGAAGAACTATATTTACTGGTGGTGTTCCTATCGTAGAATATACCTCTGTCAATAACTACAATTCCCCAGGAAATTATAGTTTAACAATCCCTACAACGTGGGAAACCATGTTGATTGTTGCTGCTGGCGGTGGTGCTGCTGGTGCTAGTAGCAATGCAAATGGTGGTAGCGGATCCACAACTTCTGTCACAATTGATGATGGATCTGCCCTTGCAGTTTCATGTGGAGGAGGTGCTGGTGGTAACAAAAATGGTACTGGTGGAAACGGTGGTGCTGTATCAGTTACTGGTAGTGCAGCTGGATTTGCGTCTATTCTTCAGAACAAATCAGAAGCAGGAACCAATGGTGCTCAGGGACCATTTTACATCAAAGATTACCCATCTAACCCAAATCAAGCTGGTTCGGGTGGTGATGTTAGTGGTACATTGGGTACAAATGATGGAACTGATGGTATTCATAGTTATGTTTCGGATATTCCTAGTCCCGTTAACTCTGGTAATTTAACTGGTAGCGGAAGCTTTAACATTACATCATCCTATAAACTCACATCTATTAGTGTTACTCTTGCTGGAGCACAAGGTGTACAAAAAGGTAATGGTAATGGTGGAAATGGCACTGTTGGTGGACAAGGAGGAAAAGGATCTACACTAGTATTGTCTGTAAATAATCCTGGAAGTGGTCTTAATGTCTCTTACGTCACTGGAAATACAGGTAGTGGTAAAAGCGGTGGTAGTGGTGCCTATGGTTCAAATGGTGGATCTGGTGGTAACAAAAATGGTAATGGACAAAATGGTGGTGGTGGCGGTGGTGCTACTTCTATTAAGAACAGCAGTGGTACTATCCTAGCTGGCGCAGGTGGCGGCGGTGGTGGAGGTGGTTATGATGGTGGTAACTCCGCTGCAGGATTTGCTGGTCAATCAAACAATACTCCTGGATGGAACTCAAATACACCGCTTGAAACTACTAGCAATCTATTTGGTGGTGGCGGTGCTAACGGTGGTAACGCTGGTTGCAACGGCGGAGGAGGCGGTGGCGGCGGTGGCGGCATCGCTACTTCTTCATATACTGCTAATGGTGGTGGTATCGGCGGTGGCGGTGGCGGTCCTGCTGGTCACGGTGGTGGTAAAGGTGGTGGTCGTGGTATGACATCATTTAAGACCAGTCTTTTCACTAAAACTAGTCACTCTACCAATAATAGTGGTAGTGGATATGTAAAATATTCATATCAAGAAGATAGAAGTTATTGGGGCACTGGTGGCGGTGGTGGTGGATCAGGTGGATTCATCTACATGCTGATTGATAAAGACGAAGTTGGAACAACAACTGGTGCTAGTATTACTGTTGGTGGTAAGGGTAGTGCTCCCAGTGGAGTAGATAATCCTAATAATGGATTCGCTCAGGTTGCATTTGGTGTTGTTACTGGATATGAAGGTGGAACGTCAAGTGTTACTGTGGGTGATTTAATTATTGCTGCAGATGAAGACAGTGACATCTACACAACTGGTGGTGGAACTGGAACTGCTGGATTTAAACTACCAACAACACAAGTTCCTGTAGTAGAATTTGTTGGAGGTGGTGGTGGAACAGGTGCTACAGCAACAGTTTCTATATCAGGTGGATGTGTAGCAGCAATTACTTTAGGATCAGGAGGAAACAATTACACTGCAGTTCCAGAAGTTCGTATTAAACATGGTGCTGGTACTAAAGCATATGCAACAGCAACAGTTGATCAGGTAACTAAAACTGTTACTGGTGTTGCTTTGTCTCCTGCTGTTGTCCCTGCTCCATATACACATTATGTTAGAATGGAAGGTGATGTACAGGAAAGATTCTTAATTATCAAGGAGCATGATTGTAGTAATTGCAGTAGATTTACTGTAAAAGTTGCACGTGGAAACAATATTAATGGTGGAGATCGTCCAGAGCATGGTGGAGACGAATTGAAGGTCTACTATAACGACGACCTAACACTGAACTTTAGTGACTTTCTTGGTGTCCTCGTTCCTATTCCAACGTCAAACGAAATTAGTTCTAATTATGATGGTGATGGAACTGGTGCTGATGCAACTAAATGGTATTGGTATAGTGTAGATCTACCAGAGGATGCACAGAAAGCAAATGTAAGATTTAAAATCGTTCAGTCAAGAAATGCAGGATCTACATTTGATAGTCCTGGAGATACTGACCACTATGGTATTTGTGATTTCATCTATGAGAATAAAGAAGTAACTGAGTTGGTCTTTGTCCCTGCTGATGGTGCTATTCCAAAGTCTGCTGATACACTATCATATGTTGTTGAAGGAAAAGAAGATAGCATCTATACAACTGGTGCTACTGCTTTGGATGCAACATTTACACTGAACTCTCAAAATCCATTGCTACCAAACGCTGCAATTGATCCAGATTTCCCTGTACCATTGATTGAACCTTACCACCTGTGTAAGTACCTAATCAAAGCATTCTAAATACATCTGGGAACGTTTATCAAAGATATGTCTATCTCTAGTAATTCAACAGTTCCAGAGTTACTTCTGGAAGTGAACGCTATCAAAAAAACCGTGAGGTATAGGAATGTCACTAAGACAATCCCTGATACCCACTGGGATGATGTTATCGTTCCATTTTTATATCCTACATGGGATTCTGATAGAGATAAGTTGGTGATGTTTGGGTGGTATAGTAATAGCACTTTCATTGCTCAGCGTCGTAAGTACACAAAGAACTTTAAGACTGGCGAGTTTTATTGGAAAGACTATGAGATGGAGCAGTTAGATGAATCTGCATCTACTGTATTTGAAAAGTTTAAAGAAACGTTCTTCCTAGTTGATTCCCTAGAGACAGAAGAGTATCAAGCAGTATTTGCTAAAATGCACGCTGCATCTAGTCAAGTCAGTTGGTTGACTGTTAGATTGGCAAGAAACTTCCTGCTTGACGAGACAGATCATGTATTTGTTTCTGATTCACCTTATTCTGATGAAGATAAGGAGATGTATAGACTATACAGACAGAAACTTAGAGATCTACCAGCTGCTGTAGCATCTAGTGACGCGATTGATGTTAAGTTCCCCATCAGTCCACGTTATTTTAAGAGCATTTGGTTGGACAAAAATCCAGATGCAACATATCTTACATCAGATGATCAATATGTAGAATTAGCATCTCACTACCTCACAACATTTAGAGAGAAGATTGCATCATATCTAATCTCTAGAAGTATTACTGAAGGTGTGATGTTTAATTCATTCTATGATGCGTTGAGAAAAGCGGGTGTAGTATATGAGAATCCTAACCCAGATCTTCAAACTGATGTTACCATGACTGCAGATGAAAGAGCAAAGGTAACAGAAGTTTTAGAAGACCTTCTAAGAAAAGTAGAGGAGGAAGGAAATGCTTGAAGTTATTAATGAATGGGAATTGGTAGAA